TAGCCATTGTTTTATCTCCTTATGTTTTATTTTCGGGGAGGCAAGCCAAAATAGTACCGAAGTTTATCTTCGGCCTCAGCATCAGCTTGCTTCGCCGTGGGAGGAGCGCCAGGAGTCAGAGTCGGTTGCTTGTTCAGAGCTGCCGCCTCAAGTTCCTTTTGCTTTGCCTCCAAAAAATCTTGCTGACACGCCATGATTGCGGCGGCATCGTTGTCAGCCATAGCCTCTGCCGCCCGGAGCGCGAGATCTTTGTCATAACCAAGAGCAAGACATTGCGCGATATACCCGCTCACGGTCTTGTCTCTGCGGAGCGTCCGCAGCTCGTCTTCAACGGCTTGTTCGTGTTCCTTGCGCTCGGCCTCGGCTCTCTCAGCCTCGGTCTGCTTCTCCCGGAACTGCCGCTTCCAATCAGCGGCTTGGGAGTTTGCGTTGGACAGCGCCGTCTTGAGTTTTTTGACTTCCTCAGACTCGTCAGCCTTGGGAGCTTCAAACTCATACGCTTCAAGCGCCGCCAGTTTTTCCTCTGCGGACATCTCTGCGTATCCAGAGATCGCGGTGGTATCAATCTTCATGTCTTTCTCCTTGCGTTTAATTAGAAGCAGTTCACTCTGCTATGCTTTCCGTTTTAGAGACTTGTCATGTCTTCCGATGCGTTTTTGATAAGGCAGTTTCACTACTGCCATCTATGTGAAAGCTATTTGCTTACACTTACTTATCCTTGTTGTACTGGGCAGTGCTGATGCCAAGAAGCGCACCAAGCAGAGTGCAGACAACAGCGGCGGTCTTGGCAACCTCGTCAGCGAAAGGCCAACCCCACACGGCGGCGAGGCCGACATAGGCCGTGGCGAGAGCCGGGATACAAATCATGCAAATCCACTTCAGAATGTCATACAGTTTGTCCGGGAGTTTCATGTAATAACCTCCATCTCTTGAATCTCTTTGTTGATTTTGTCGATAAACGAATTACCGCCCTCTGCCTTGTACGCGCCGTACAGTAAGCAGAAGTTTTCAAACTCATACTGCCGCAGAACATTGTTGTGTTCTTTGCCGCGATAGTAAATTTGAAGCATTTCAGAGCGAAGTAGGCATTTTTGCCCTTCCCTCATCTCATTCAGCCCAAACAGCTTTGCGCGGAAAGGTTTAATGAACAAAGCAAGTGCGGCGGCAATAGCAGTCACAAATCCGCAGATTTCGGCAATCTGTGAAAACGCAATCATCACTTCTCACCTCCATCAGCTAAACAAAAGTTCACAACGGCAGTTCACATTGTTTTGCGCGAGTGTGAACAAGCCGGGAGCAGACGCATGGTCACCATCGTAGGTGTAGAACTCATCGTCTATATCGACTGTCATTCCCTCAAGGTAATCGTGTGTTTCACGAACCTTGTCATCGAGCATCGTTGCCCATGTCTTGCGTGTTGCCCCGGCTCTCTTTGCGGTATCGAGCGCGGCGGTATTCGCAATGCGGTGCATCTCCGTATCGGCTATCCGGGCGATATCTTCCCCTGTGCCGCCGTTTTCGAAGTAATCCTCTACTCTCTCTCTCCAAGTCTTGTCTGCTACCTCCGCATCCACTACTTGCATTACTTCGTCCACAGGGGGCATCCAGTTGGACGAAAGGTTTTCGTTCGTTACTTCGTTGCCCATTGCATAGGCGAGGAGAAATAGGTCTAGAAGTTCATCAATGATGTCTTCTTCCTCTTCTCGCCTGTCTGTAAGCTGTGCATTGCCAAACCGCTGACGGATTTCTTCGTTGAATCGGTTGAGTTCATCAAACGGAAGGATGCTTGTCATTAGACAGCACCGCCCGTTTCATTTTCGCCGTTGTCAGCGTCATCCTCAACGATATCAGCTTCACCCTTGCCGCCGTTCGTCTGTTCGGCCTTATCGACTTTGTTCGGGTTGCCCCAAATCATCTCGATGTACTTTTCAGACATCTTCATGTCCTTAACCGGGTCATTGGAAATGCCGCTCTTCGCCGCCGCAAGTTCGGGATGCAGACCCGCCGCCATGAGCGTTTGGAAAGCCTGTGCCTTGCTCTGCACATTGGCGGTTTCGTTGCGAACAAAGTTCAACTCAAAGTCATTGATGTCAATGTCGAGAAGACCCTTGCGCTTAAGAATCTCCACGATGATGGCATCAAACTGGCGGTTAGACTCCTTGAACAAGTCTTCCGTGTTTCGAGCCGCCGCATCAGCTTGATACCAACCAAAGTTGGCAAGGACAGCCGCTCCCGTTGTGTCATAGGTGGTGCTACCATTGCTACGGCTAGGCATAGCCGCAATGCGAAGAACTTGGTCATACAGGCGTTCCACAAGGACTTTCGTCTGCGTTTGGTCAAGCTGTTCAGTCAGAATCTTGAACTCTGCCTTGTTCTCACCGATTGAGCGGAACTGGATGAATCCTGCCTTGCGAATATCAGAAAGGGTTGTCCCCTTCTCAAACTCGCAGTTGACGGCAACAGCGAGGCTCTGAATGAACTGCTCAACGCCGTCACAGGAGTTCGACACGATGTTGTTAATCTCATCGAGGAGCGGGATGCAAGCCTCAAACGCGCCTTGATTAATCGAGTTGTACCGATATTCGATAATCGGGATGCGCCCAAGAACATTCGGTTCGACAGACTCGATTGCAGTTGCCGTTGCAAGGTAATCGTGGTTCTTTTCAGTGGCAATCATCTTGCCAGTCACAGTGCCGGAAAGGTGGAACACCTTGGTTTCAGTGAAGACATCGTACATGGCTTTGCCGTCAACGGTTACCATGTTCACGCCCATAATCGGCTTATTGCCGGGGCGAAGCGAATACACAACAAACGCAGAGCGCGGGTCAAGCGCATACGCGCGGAAAGGTACTTCTTTGCCCTGCGTAGGCTCTACATACACAACGCCCTTGCCGACAGTGTGAAACCAATCAGCAACCTTGTTGTCCGTCTCTTGTTTGCCGGAGCGGTACAGGAACTCGTTCAGTTGCTTAATCTTCGTCTGAACGCCCTTGCGCCGACTGACATATGTAGCGGGCTGTGTGATGAAGTAGCCGTTCTTAAAGGCCACAATTTCCTCTGCGTGATTCTCCTGCACGATATTGAGAATGTCTTCACGAACATCCTTCGTGCGCGAGAGAATGGGCTGAACGCCACGCCGATACCAGTACAAGAACTCCTCTTGGAGCATATTGTTGACATGGTAAACAAGCGCGGAGTTAAGTTCAGAGATAATGTTGTCTTCGTTGATGTCATCGAATGAGGCGTAGATGTCTAAACGCCCGTACATATCGTTTCTAATGACAGGAGATTTAGTTGTCGCTTCGTCCAAAATCTTCACCTCAAGAAATAAAAAAGAGACTACTCCAGAAGGAATAGTCCCGATTGACTCTACTCATTGCCAAAGTGCAACGAGCGCGATATTCAAAGTGCCAAAATTACACTTTACTCTTCTTTATAAATAAGACGCTTGCCGTTTTCAAGCACAACCCACTTGCCGCGCTCTTTCTTGACGATGGCCTCTTTGCCTACCGCCACGATGCGCTCAACGGCCTCCAAAACTTCTTTCGGCATCAAATCAACGCCCTCATTTCTTTGTGAGTGCCGCTCAAGTAGATGAGAGGTCTGTCAAGGCAAGGAACATCGAACCCGCCTCGTTCGCCATATCCACCATACTCCAAAGAGGCACTAGTGTTTAGGAATAGATGCGTTCCGTACGTTACAGAACTGTTGGCGGGATTAGGTCTTGCGAACCCCTTCTTGAAGCCCGCGCCGAGGTGTACATGGCCTGCTATATATATGTCAGCGTCCACAATGGTTGCATAGTCAGCAAGGCGTTGAATCTTGCCGCCGTCCTTACGCCCACCGCCGTTTCCGTGTGTAACATACATCGTGTACAGAACGGGGCGATGATGCGCGTGCCCCGACTGCTCTGCGCCAAAACGCAGGAAGACGAACGCAACAGTAGGAGAATATCTGTCTTCAATGTCAAGTTCGCGGCACATTAGACGAGTGATGTCGATACCATTTGTGCGGTAATGCCGCTCCTCATGATTGCCGGGGACAACGCAGATAATCTTGTCCTTAATAGGCTCAAAGATTTCCACGCACTTAGCGAGTTCCTGCATTG